CAGAAAGCCCGCCCAACTCAGGAGTCCAAGAGAGACAGCAACCCAACCCCATATCCCGGAGAGGATGCCAGTTGTGATTGCAATAGAAAGTAATATGTTCATGGCGCGCATCTTAGCAGATACGCGGCCATGAAATGAGATCAGGAACACATAATATGCAAATTGAGATTTGCTGTTACATTAAGAAAGTGATCCAGATCACTCTTCGTTCTCTTCCTGCAGCTCGTCCCACATAGCGGCAACGGCGTCACGGGTCAGCGGGGCCATGGTACGCCAGAATGGCGAGGTGGCATGCGCCTCGACCTTGCCGAGAAACGCGCCACACCAGGGTAAAATGTACTCCCCGAAGAGCGTTTCCAGCGCCTCGTTTTCATCTTCTGCCGCGTGATCTTCAATCCACGAGGCCGCCAGCAACAGCGTACCGATATGGTCGGCAGGGGTATCGGTCAGGGGCATACCCCGTGTGGAGAGAAACGCACGCACTTCGGCTTCGGTCGCCCCCTCTTCCCAGGCAGAGCGGTAAGGCGACACGCGACACTCTTCTCCCACAAACAGTGCGTTGTAATCCGCTGAAATCTGCTGCATGTCGCAGCTGTTTTGCAGACGTTGCAGCAGCTCATCCTGCTCAAGGGGCCAGCTATTCGCCAGCTTGCCTTCGCGGATCAGGGTAAACAGCGGCACCAGCAGCGGATCCTGCGGCTGGCGATAATAGATAGAACCCAGTACGCGGCAGAGGATGGAAAACTCGTTCATTTATTTAGTCCATTACACAGTTAAAATTCAGCAAATTCGGCAATCGGTGCCATACCGCGTGACGCCAGGAAATCGAGTAACCGGCGTGGCGTCACGTTCAGAATGCGATCTTCAGGGAAGTCCACCGCATCGAGGATCTTGCGGCACTCGCTAAAATCACCCAGCGTAAACGCGGTGTGGGAATCGGAGCCCAGCGCCACATAGCCACCAGCGTCACGTACCGCCGCCGCAACGTCACGGCAGTTTGCTTCGCTACCTTTACGGGAGTGAATAAAGGAGGAGTTGTTGATCTCCAGCGCCACGTGATGTTCAGCCGCAGCCCGGGCGACAGCCTGAATGTCGATAGGGTATTTCGGGTTGCCCATTAGCCAGCCAGTAGATAAATGCATTTAACCCCCCGCCATAAGTACTTAAACGTCGTACCTTATTATAACCAGTACTACCAGCATCCCCTAACACATCACAGTTAAGGTCATGTACCACTCAGAATCAGTACTAGCATCTTGATCACATCGTCCAGTACTACAGGTGGCAGGTACACACCGAATACCACAACTACCACCGGAATGATCACGTAGTTGTACACAATCAAAAAAACGAACACATACGCGATGTAACGCTTCCAGGACGTGTCGTTAGGCTTAACCGTACTCTGCCTCTTGCCTGTAACGATCTCCTTGCTATGGGCTTCCTGTGAAGGGGTAGCATTGCCCATCATTTTACTGATCAATCCTTTGATTAACTCAATCATGTTAAGTCCTCCAATAGTTCACGAATTTTTTGCATGTGCTCTTTATCCATTCCTGCTGTGAACTTGAATTTCGCCATTAATGCTTTATTCAAACTGCCCCACTGTGAACACAGCATACAAATAATTGCTGATTCACAATGCAATGCTTCGGCGTATGTTGGGAAACAGGCCAGGATGCTCTTTTTATACGGCTCACCTGCTTCGATCATTTCATTCACTGATTTACTGGAACTGGTGTAATCGTTCCAGTTCGATTGTTTACTCTCCGGCTTAATCTCTGAGATATTTTTAATCGATTTCCATACTCGTTTCTGACCGATATAGAATTCACCACTGTTCGGAAACTGGATTAAATATACGAAACATGCCGTTTCTTCTGGGATGAAATCTTCATCTTTGTACCACATTGCCCATTTCATTTCGTCATTTGACGCCATTTTTATCACTCCTTGATAAATACATTCATACACATATTTATGAGGAAACATCAAAATGAGCATCGAAACAGACGTAATTGAGTTACTGAAAAAACTTGAGGGTACTAAACAATACCAGACCAAAATGAAGTATTTCAGAAATGGCCTTTTCCATATCTATAAAGATTCCGAAGGTTTTGAAACTATCGGGTACGGTCATCTTGTTAAGTCTAGTGAACGTGGTAAATTCGTAAATGGCATCACAGAACAGCAAGCCGATCAATTACTCCTGGTCGATTACCAGAAAGCTAAACGTGATGCTGATTCATTCAATCTGGATTTACCAGAACGCTGGAATGCATTAGTTTCTATTCTCGTATTCCAGTTGGGTAAAGCTGGGTATTCAAAGTTCATCAAACATATTGCAGCACTGAAGAACCACAATTACGCTACTGCAATTGCAGAACTGAAAAACAGCAAACTTTACCAACAGACCCCGAACCGTATTGACCAAATGCTGTACTGGGTTACAAACCAATAAAAGAACAGTCAGAAAGACAAAAGGCCAGCTATTATGCTGGCCTTTGATGTTTTTCATGCTGCAATTCTAAAATGGTCAATACGCGTGAGAGTTTCACATCAATTTCGTTGATTTTCATCTGAACGTTTTTCAGTTCAGATTCTAATACAACCTGTTCATTTTCGATTTTATCTAAACGTTGCTTCAATAGCTTCTGCTCAGATTGCAAATCACCTATGCGACGTTCCAACGTCTCTGTATCCTGCTTAAACTCACGATATCGTGAAAATGCAAAACCCAGTACTGCCACGGTTGCACTCACACAACCGATTAATGTTCCTGTAATCATCATACGCAAATTCCGAGAAACAGACTCAGCGTAACGATTGTCCATAATGGCAGGCCAACAGTATGCAGTGCAGCCAGACTTAATACGGCTGCTGCATAAATGCCAAATTTAATTAGCTTTTCTTTATCCATATTATTATTCATATTACTATCCTCTCTCATGTGTACTGAGAGTATTTATTATTTTTACTCTAAAAACGCCTGTTTTAACTGCACCAGGTAGTACTGAATATTCAACCCCTTCACGAATAACTTGTATACATCGATTACCTGCACCTCGTATACATCATCGTAATATTGCCAGTTCACAATATCACCACGATTCAGTACTGGCTTCTTGTCATCCATGAATGCAATGTTCATGAAGTCATGCCCCATGACATCTACCCCATAACCGTTAAAGTACTTAGAATCTATGAATGCCTGATTAAATGGAATATTACACATAAGTACTTCATGACCGTCTAATGTGATGTTTTCTGTTACGTCTTCACTGAAATGCTGTTGCATTAGTTTCTCCTGAATATGAATGTTCCTTTCATATTATTTATCACTAACCTCCCTTTCTGTTCAGTTTCCTCAAAGAAGTCATATATTATTTTCCTCTTTTTCTTCTCATACTTACCAATAATCCGTTTATCACGTTTCTTTTTCTTCAGACTGGTATCAATCAAATACTTTTTACCGTTCTGCTCCACTACCTTGTACTTCTTACCCATCTGGGTATGCAGTCCTGCAATGTTGCCCTGAGCGGTCATTCTGGCATTACTGGTAGGAATAATTTTGTTAAACGTTGCCGGGTCATCTGTCAGTACTGAACGCAGATACGCAGCCTGTGAACCACGTACAATGATTTGGTTAGTCCTGATGCCATTACCATACTGAATGAAATTGAAGAATATCGCCCGTTTGGTGAAGTTAACCGCCCCGCCATCGACACTATTACTGATGTCATCCTGAATCTGTTTCGATAATGCACGGCAACGTTTTGTTAATTCTGACTGAAAATCGGTGATAAACAATTTGCCCTGACTATTCAGTACTCGTACTGCATCGGCGGGAGTTGCCCCCCGCCTGAATTCTCCTGATATCATTTTAGTTTCCTTATGCTCTACCTACAATTACAGTTATATTGGCACCGTTGTACGCACCCACATTATTGTTAGAACGCTGTTCAATTGTTAATGTTACCGCTACGCCTGCTGGAATTGTCATCGTACCCGAACCTACTGCAATATCGGATGAAAGACCTGATGCAGAGGCACTGGTGAAGACAAAGCCAGCTCCATTTGCATATATGTTTACACCACGAATATTAGTAGACTCCCTGGGCGGGTTGTAGTTACCGTCATAACCGCCTTTTACAGTGACCGGAACGCATGGGATTGAAAGAATACGGGCAAATTGTGGTTCTGCTGGAATTGTAATACCACCACTACCTAACAGGAATACACGCATAATATCGCCCTGAATGCTGTTCGCTTTCAGATTATCAATCGTACAGTTACTGAAATAACCATTTGTGAACGACCCGCCTGATGCATTGACGGTCCCGCTAAAGTTGCCTGATGTAGCGTTAACATAGCCTGAGAACGATCCATTGGTGGCATAAATGGTCCCGCGTAGGTGGACGTTATTGAAGTATGCAGAACCATCTTTACGGATGCACCAACCACGCCCGTTAGTATCCCACGGCCCGATATCATTCCAATCATTAGAGCTAATCTGATAACCAATTTTTGCGTTATTGATCGAACCGTCCTGAATTTTGGCAGTACTGATACTCGCATCGGCAATGTGTGCCTGACCAATACTGGCATTAGCAATCATTGCACTGTTGATGTAAACGGTATTGTTCTGTACTGCAAACGGAATTACCGGGTTAGATACCGCACCAGATGTTTTTGCCGTGATAATTTTAAAGTCATCGGCAACGAAATAAACAGCACTTGCTTTAGTAGCTGCGTCAGAGTAAATACCCATCCCCGCAATAGTACCATTACTGTTTACCTTGACCTCATAATGAGAGTTCACAGTATTTTTTAGTGCATCGATATTGGTAGTCATGGCAGTACTGACACTGCTGATAGAACCGTTCAGTTCAGATTTTGCCTGAGTTAATGCGGTTGATTGAGCCGTATCTTTAGACGTGATAGTACTGTTAAGTGTCGCAACCTGGGACGTAATATTACTGTTGATACTGCTAACCTGTGCATTCAGTGCTTGTGTCTGAGCCGTATCTTTAGTTGTAATTGTCTGATTCAGTGTTGTGACTGCTGCACTAATATCTGTAGCTGTTTTACTGGTCAACTGGGTAATACTGGTCGCATTCGCCTTATCTCCATCAGTGATGGCCTTATTCAACGTAGTGACCTGTGCTGATAAATCCGCTGCTGTAGTTGCCTGCAAATTGGTAATTGCCGTTGCGTTTACCTTATCACCGTCGTTAATCAACTTTGTCGTTTTAGTTTCTGACGCACCGATCTTAGTAGTTGTGTTCACGTTAGCCTGTGATACTGCGTCGTCAATGGCAGTACTGATCTTGTCGTCCAGATGAAGGAAATCATTCAGTGACTGTTCATCCTGTACTGACCAGTTAACCCTGCTCTGCAAGTCAACATAGACCCCCGCCGTATAGATGATCGAATCCTGGCCGAACTCGTCATAGGCTCCAGCTCGAACATAGTACTTCCCATCGGCAATGGGGAAACTGTGCATGAACGGACTGTTAGTACCGAACGCTTTCAGGTTCTGCGTGAATGTACTGTTAGTAGCAACCTGTACCTGTACACCCGCAAAGTCAGTAGCCGATGCTTCCGGGCTGTTGTACGCAACGAAAATAGACTCATAGCCTGCATTAGCCGTGAACCCGGTCAATGCTGGGCATTGTGGGTTAGTCACCGTGATACGGGCTTCTGCACTATAGATACTACTGTTATGACCCCATGCCACAACACCGAAAGTACGTGTACGGCTTAGAGTATCCAGCTTGTTCATTGCATAGGTGTACGTGAACTGGTTCGCCTGGATGAAGTACGACCGCTTTTTGACCATGCCAGTGTCATACACAATGATTTCGTATTTGTTGAAATACTCGCTGAACTTCTTACCGTTCACATTTACGTATGACTGATCATCCCACCCTATGATGAAATCCAGTGCATCGGTAGTCGTTGCAGTACTGCCACGGTTGATCAGATTCAGGCCAGTAATGGCAGGCAGGGTAAACGCGAAATCAGGTACAACACCGTTCTGTGTCACCTTGTCGGACACAATGCCGAGATTGTTGAATGCTGCTACTGCAAAATCGTACTGTACCCCTGTCGTGAGGCCGTATAGCTCGTATGAAAGTACATACTGGTTCGTGCTGCCGCCATAAGTCCACGTTTGCGTACCTGTCTGACGGTAGTACACGTAGTAACCACGCAAATACTGATCGATACTGGCTGACCATGAAAGTACTACAGTATGCCCCTGATTAGTTGCCCCCTTCTTAACTACTGTGAGGTTTGACGGTGGCAGTACTGCTACTGGTTTCGGTAATGTTCCTTCCCAGCCATACATCGGTACGTCTACGCCTTCATAAATGCCCTGGTGATACTCAACACATTGCAACTGAACCATACCGATACTGTCGGTATTCGTGCTAATCGACTTACCCGCTACCCTGAACAGCTTATTCTCGTAACCATGTTCCGGGAAATTAACGGTAATTACATCCCAAACGGCAATATCCCAGCCACTGTCAGTACTGAAACTGATTGTATTGTGTGAGTACTTGCCTTTCAGCAATTCGATGTTAATCAGATGTTCAACCTGATCTTTGTCATACACCCATGAATAGTCCAGGCTTTTAGCAATAATCAATCCATCACTGGTTAATACATCACTGGCCGGAATATCAGACGGAATACGCAAAATATCATCACTATAATTATTTGTAGTGTTCTTCCATGTTGCATCGATGGTATTGAAATAATCGCTGATGCCACTCGTAGTACTGACAAATTCACCGAAAATTGTTGATTCGTCAAATGTCTGTACTGATAGTGCCGGAATATCTATAGTCAAATACAATTTACCACAATGAATACTGGTAATGCCGCCAAATGTCATCAGCATTTTTTCAATGTTTGATTTATATGTGGACTGATAATCAATAGCACCATTACTATACATCTGATAACGTGTACAGTACTGTGCTGCCGTCTGGAATGATGCAATATCAATATTACCGGGACTGACACCGAGGCCATATTCCGTATTGGTCACATAGTCGTATAGCTGGTTTACGGGGTTATTGCTGACAATCGTAGTGCCTGACACTAAATCGTAAATCTTTTTGCCAGAACATTCTGCCGTAAGTACGTAACTATCGTTGACCAGTAAATTATCTTCTAATGACTTTTGGGTTTTTTTGATAACGGTATATACCTGTACGATCCCGTTACCTTTGAACGTACTGTTATTCCACTGAGAACCACCATAAGTACCAGCCAGTACTTTACCCGCCGTGTAACTAGGTTTTCCGAAATAAACCTCTAACTGCAAAATATCACGGTATTTTGCATCGATACTGGTATTTGGTACTACACCTTCAACACTAACAGGAGTTGTCAGTACTGGTTCGTCATCAAGCCAGATTTGGCTGACCTTGTTAATCTCACCCATTGCCAGGGCATGACTCGTAAACAGGTACTGACTGCTGTTGTTCTGTACGTTGTACCAGTTAACGATACTGCCGCATTTCACCTTTTCACCGTACAAAATTGGTATACCCGATTGTGGGCTGGTAGAACGGCTGAGAGTAGTAGCACTGTCTGTATGAGGTGTAATACCCGGCATCTGTGACAACATCGATGTGGCTACAAGTGATGCCGCCCCCGCCCCGGCTCCCCAT